GGTATAACAGGAGGAAACGCATTATATATAGCTAACTTAATAACTGCGCCAAACAGAAGAGATTTTAACTACTATGAAATACCGATTGTAAAAACATTTACTCGTGATGAAATACCATCTGGTCTTAAATCAGAGTTTTATGCTCTTAGAGATGATATGGACAGAGTGGCAGATTCAGTTCGTCTGCTATCTTTAAACCCTGCCGATGCCGATAATTTAATAAAATATTTAAGTAAAGATAATAACTACGATAAGCTTTACGTATCTAAAATATTAGATAGTGTACAAAGACAATTATCTATGTCCAGAAAAGCAAAACAACAAATTGAAACAGATAAAAAGTTCTCTGGTGAGAAAAAACAAGAACTTGTTAACAGAATAGAAGAGCATGACAATATGCTCATAAAGTCTATAAACGTACCTAAACTTAGAAAGTTTTTAGGGTATTAAAAAAATCCCCTAGTAAAGTTGTCCGCTCTCTACTAGGGGAAAGATGCCTTTCTATATTTTTGGTGAAGGAGAGCCAAAAAACCTAGAAAGGACTTTACTCTATGTTAGGTAGATTCTACCACTCTATTCTCCAACATCGCAACCCATATCTGTTTTTATCTATAACTTGTTTACATATAACGTTATATTTACGTCTATATGCTTCTGTTAAAACATACTCTTTAATTGGGTTTACATCTAAGCAAGGGATAAAAACAGACGTACCAACTTTAAAATCATTCCAAGATATCCTCACTGGAAGATTCATTATCCGTATCATTTCCAAACTCCTCTAAGTCAAAACTATCTAGTTTTTTAGTATTAAACTCTAAACATCTAACACCATTTGATGCGCTAGATAATGATGTACCTGCTAGTAATCTTTTCTTTTTTATACCTAAATAAGACCCACTCTTCTTATAGTCTAGTAAAGAGTCCTCAAAACTTACATAATTCCTACTACAATATTGCTGATACATACTCTTAGATACGTATAATCTATTTTCATCTTTTTCTAATCTGGCTACACAAGAAGTTCTTGGTTCTTTTATTGCGCCCATCTCTAGCCCTGTTACTTTATCTTTACTCACGTTAACCACTGTGATTCCTAATGGATGCGTATTTAAAAATGCTCCTAATACTTCTCCATATTCTGTTAAAGAATCTTTGTTACTCTTTCTACTATGATTGATTAAGTTAACGCAATAATCAAATACAGGTTTTATAGGTATATCGTGTAACCCTAAATCTTTTGCTATCATCCCACCTGTCAGTGCAACTGCCGCACCTGCTGACCAAAACCGTTCTGTATTTTTTATATTAGCGGCTCTATCCATTAGTTCGTTTGTTTCATTTAATTTAGCAATAACATCTGGTAAGTTGTTTACACAATATTGTATGTATGGTTTTATTGCGTGTCCGTAATGCTTACTTATCCTACCAAAGTGACCCTTTGACCATTTTGGGTCACTAAATTTATCTATAGGTAATTTGTCTTCCAGTATACGCATCAATTCGGCGTCAGGAAAAGCTTTAATAGATAATAACTTGTCTCGTATTCTAGTGTTAGAAGTAGATACCACAGGAATAGACCAAGTAGTTTTATTTAATCTTTCCCTATTTGCTTTAGCATCCATTCTATTTTTACCACGCCCTGATGTAATATCGTAGATGAGATTGCTCATCATCTTTGGTTCCATGTTTGTTATTTCATCAATGGTTGGTGTTAAACTTTGCATAGAACCTAGTCTTTGCATCCTAGAGTTGTGTGTATCATCCCACTTTAAAACTAATGCTTTTGGGTTTCCATAAATACTATTTAGTAAATGTAGCACCGAGGATTTACCAACCCCACTTCCCGGCGATATTAAGTTATATAACAACCCATCTAACATACCACCTCCTACAAACTTCATGAGGGGTCCACCAAAACCTAGAAAAAATGCAAAAGCCTTACCAATTCTATCTTCATGTGCGTAAGCATTTATAATATCTTTCCATGTGTGAAAGTCTCCTTTCTCATGAAACATAGGTGTTAATATCAATGTAGGTATCGTTGGAGGACTATAAGATGGCTCTGCTTGTCCAACTTTTATTTCTTTATCACCATACACAAATACACTATCTTCTTCATGCCATCCAAACTGCCTCCTAGCTATTTCTGCTTTCTTTTCACTCTGTAGTTTTTCTACTGATTTATTTATATATTGCATAAGATAATCCTGTCTTTTTCCTAACGCTGTTACTCCGTGAAATGATACTGCCGCTAAAAACTTATCTTTAGCTAACGTAGAACTTAGAGGAACTATAAACTCTCTAACTCCATCTTTAGGTAAATGTAACCTAACTAAAATACTTTCGCCATCTTCTGGGTCATGTATTCTCTTTACTACATACAAGTCATAAGGATATACGCACACATTTTCAGGCGGTTCTTCTTCATTCTTTTTAATTTCTATATACACTCCACCTGCAGGAGGTCTATTAAATCCACGTGGGGGAAGAGGTATTTCATATGTTTGCTCTTCTTTGGTAATAACGTGTTCTTCTTTAACTACGTAGTCTTCTTCTTCTGATTTTATAAACTCTTTACCTAACACAGCAGGAGAAGTTATTTTGTGTTGGCATCCTTCGCATACCGCAGGATTTAAAGTTTTAAATGTTTCGCATTTGTATGGTCCTTTGGTTTTTAATGCTTTATCAGACGCTTCTCTTTCGTTGTATTCAAGATGTTTACTAGACATCACACGGACACCTTTTTCTCTGTCAGTGCAAATGTTAGCTATAGATAGAACAGCTCTCCATAAAGGTTCTTCTATAGAGTCTTGATTCTCATATGCGTGTTTTATTTGAGCGCATCCAGTTCCTGCAATGGACTTTTTAAATATTGTTTTAAAACTAGTTTTATAATTAGCCTGTAGTTTTTTAGTTAAAGGATCGGTATAATCTCTAAAATCTTTTTTTCGTAGTTGGTCAAACAATGATGTTGACTCATACTTACTTACTACAGTTTCTATTTGTTCTAATTCTACAGGCTCACCTTTCTTACGTACAACTACTGGTTTTGGTTCATTGCTTTTAAAATTAAACGTATCTGGTACACGCAAAATCCTAGCATTATCAGCCGTTACGCTTGCATCAGCAGAGAACTTTTTATCTGCACATAAAACTTTTAAACTTTCAGCAATTGGTTTCCACGTCTCTTTTGGTATAGGCGCAGTTAAAACCCAATAAACGTGTATGCCGTTACCAGAATCTACTAATAAAGATGGTTTAGGTAAACCTGCTTCTTTACGAAAAGCTTTAAACGCTATTAAACCGTCAGACTTTGTTTCATAGTCTTTATTAGGTCCGCAGTCTATATCCATAAAGAAACATTTAAGTTCTTTAGAATTTTCTTGAGACCTACTACTATCATTAGTAAATGATGCTAGAGCAACATACGCATCACTCTTTCTTTCAACTATTTCTTCTGTATCTTTAACTAGTTCATCGACAGTTTTATAAAATCTATCTTTGTTGTTTTTTCTTTTTATATCTGTAGAACAATAGAAACCGTCAGTCGGTAATACAAAAGAAAGAAACTCCTTCTTTGTAAGCATAATGATCCCCTAGGTCAGGGGGGAATTATCCCCCCTAATTTTTTAATTTAGTAACTAACTTTTCTACCTGTTTAATATGTGGGTCTTGAATCGTTGTAATTCCTTTAAACCAATTGTAGACCGTCATCCGAGTAACATTAAGATACTCAGCTACATCATTTACAGGTATATCTTTTTTTACACAAATTAAACCTAGTTTTACACCTAACAAATTTGAGTCAGCTTCATTGACTATGTTAACAAATTGTATAGAGTAACCTTTTGACATATATTACTCCTCGTCGTCGTCCCATTCATCAATGACTTTTTCCACATCAACTTTAGATGGAGTCTCTTTTTCTTTTTTAGTAGTAACTTTTTTTGGTTCTTCTACTTTTTGCACTGATTGAACTTCAATAACATTACTATCTAATTTTTTCTTACCACCTGATTCACCTTCAACCCAATTGTTGTAAGACTTAATCCATTCACCAATATCGTTAAATAGCTTTTGATCGTCTTCTGTTAATTTTATTGGGTCGCCAGACTCTATTTGCACATTATCAGGTAAATAAAATTCAATACCACTTTGACCTGATTCTTTTCTAGTTTCTAAACTAATTTTACATTGAGGTAAAAGTAAATTTTTTGATATCATCTCAGACACAGGTGCGCCCATAATTTTAAAAGCATCTTTGTTTTCAACTTCCCAAACAAAAGGTATAGGTTTATCTACCGAACCATCTTTTATTGGATTACCATTTTCATCCAAAGCACCTCTAAAATCAACCTCACCAAAAAGAACTCTAACTCTTCTAGTTGCTCTCATGATGTCTTTGGTTTCTTGCGGTAAGCTATCAAAATCCTCAACATACTTACTAGGTCTACCGCAATTTACTGTACCGTCAGTATCTTTTAAATCAGATTTCAAATCTAAACCCATAACTGATTTAACGTAATGACCAGAATCTTCGCCATCACGAACATATCTTTTGTACATAAATCTTTGGCAAAACAACCTTATTACTGTACCGTCAGGATCATATATCTTAGAGCCACCAGTATCTAGTCTTTCTAAACAAAACGCCCCTGCATCTACAACTTCGACTTTTCTTCTTTTACCTTTTATCTCTTCTTCACCCATTATTGGCTTATGTATAATTTTAAGCCTAGGTAAAGTACTACTTTGAGCTTTTGTATTAGCATCTGCAGTCATACCCATAGCTTCTGCTAAAGAATTAAAATCGTCACCACCCACCAGTTTTATGTTAGACATATGGTTTCTCCTATTTAAATGTCAGCGATCATACCCATCGCACGGGCCACGTTAATAAAGTTTTCTTTAGATACTATATCTAAATTATTTTCATCAACATGAGTTTCAAAAGATACATCTATAGCTTCTTTTGTGGCTATAGACTCCGATTGTTTTAAAGCTTTCTTAAATTCATCATCGTTTAATATTTTAGTCGGTTGAAAAGTTATACGTGAACCAAAAGAATCTTTGTGTAAACACATCTCTGTAACAACAGATGTTATAGGCGCTCCGTTACTAGCTAGTTTTTTACAATATGCTTGTAAAGGCCACTTTTTTAACTCTCCCTCACCAAATATAGACTTAGATGGTATATTTAGCGCATACACGTTACCCTCTATGTCACCTGCTAAAACAACTGCTATGCGTTGTTGAAATTTACAAGCTTTTGAAGAGCCTGTACCCGACCCTTTTATATTTTGATTACAACCAATGCAAGTTAAACTTTGTGCATTTTGTACAGAATGGTGAGGTTTAGCGCCATCCACAGAGTAACAATCAGGTTTTCTTTGGTCATTATGATTGTATTCAGACGTATAGTAAATGCGTGATATATGTTCAGTAGCACCTACTATAACTACATTTAGTGTTTTATCTTCGGACTTACTAATTTCTTTACCATTAAAGATTAAACTCCAAACATTGTCTTTAATACTTATTCTTTTCATTAAGTTTTCCTACGAACAGTTATTGCGTAACGACTGTCCACATTAAGACCCGGCGGTAATTTATCTGGGTTCTCTTGTAGAAATGTACTCATGTTTGATTGTGCTATGCGTTTTTCTAGTAACTCTAAAGAGTTGTTGTCTTTGATAAATTGGTACATAGATTCCCAATCAACTGTGTGGTATCTTTTAGTCACACGTCTAGTTACCGTACCAAAATCGGTACGTAAACTTTCAGCACCTGTCTCTTTACAAACTTCAAGAAGTTCGCTTTCTACTACACGCATACCATCTTTTATGCGTTCGTCTTCTTTCTCAAATGCGGTTTTGAGTTCAGCACGTTTGTCTCTCATCTTTATATAAATTCTAACTAACTTATCTACTTTCATTTAGCTCTCCTTTTTAAAACACGTTTGTAAATATTACAGTAGCATTTTTACAATGTCAATCCTCCTCCAGAATATTTTTATATAAATTTACAAGTTTGTTATGAATATCTATTTTAGATTGGAGCATTTTATACATTTTCTTTTCTACATGAGAGCCTTGTAAATGTACGACAGTGCATGGGTTGTTTTGACCTGCCCTGTGTACTCTTGCATTTGCTTGTAAATAAGTTTCTACAGACATAACAGCCGACCAATAAACCACCACATTTGCGGCATGAAGTGTCACGCCATGAGATGCGGCTTGTGGTTGTATTACCAAAACTCTAGGGTCTTTTGTAGTTTGAAATCTATTAAATATTTCTGTTCTATTATTTACCGTAACTCCACCGTGTATTACATCACACGTATACTTGTTCTTGAGTAAGTAATCTTCTATCATATTTATTGCATGGCGATAAGGTGCAAACACAATAACTTTATGACTTGCTTCATCAATAACCTCAGTTAACACTTGTAGTCTATTAGACACATCAAACTCTACTGTATCGCCATTATCCGTATATACTGCACCGCAAGATAATTGTAAGAGTTTGTTTAAGTTTGCAGCGGCATTAACAGAAGTTATTTCTTCTCCTGCGGCTATGGTCATCATGTCTTTTCTCATGCGCTCATAATATTTAGACTGTTGTTTTGTAAGAGGAATTTGTCTGGTCGTGTAAGTCATGTCTGGTAAGTCCAAACAATCTTCTTTTGTGAAACGTATTGCAGGTTGTAGTGCTTTGTGAACTACATCCTCTGCTTTTTCTTTTGGTAGCCATATAAACTGAGATACTTTATACATGACAAGATCTTTGAACGTACCAAAATACTTAGGTACATTAGCGGGGTTTATAACCCTAGCTAGACCATACGCATCTGTAGGTGATTGTGATGCAGGTGTACCTGTCAGCATCCATATCCATGTGTGCGGTTTTATTATTGAGTTTAATATCTTCCATCTTTTTGTAGTAACCGTTTTATATGCGTTGGCTTCGTCTACTACTATGAGGTCAAACTCATTGTTATTTACTGCATCTCGGATAATCTGCAACCCATCATAGTTACATACTACAAACTCAGCATCAGAGTTTACAATCTCTATTCTTTTTTCTCGTGAATAGCTATGGGCTATCGCTACCGACCGATGAATAGCAAACTTAAATAAGTCTCCGCCCCACGCAGACTGCATGATAGATAAAGGACATAACACTAAAACTCTTTTGATAAACCCTAGTTTCATTAAATAATCAGCCGCCCAAATTACACTAGCTGTCTTACCCGTGCCTTGCTCGTTAAAAACAAACGCACGACGATTTAATGTTAGGAATGAGGATGTTTCTTTTTGATGTTCAAACGGTTTGAATTTACCGCCCCACTTGTAGTTTCTACATATCGGACTAGGAACATTTTTTATCTTTAGATTTTTTAAAACCTGTGCTTCTTCTAAACCCCAATTAACTAATACCTCGTTAGAAGAAACTGATTTACTTTTTGGTATAACTTCTGTAATTTTATTTGGCTGTCGTACTTTTAGTAACAAAGCCTTGTTGTCTATAATCTCCATAACGCTCTCCTTTGAATACTCGTATAGACCAAAGTAACATTTTTACTTAGTCAGAGAACATTATACTTTTTTCTTTTTATAATTGCGAGACCTATTTTTCTTTTTTGATTCTATTTTGTATCCGTCCTTGTTCGTACCACCTTTACTCAATGGTTTCTTGTGAGATATATCTTTACCTTCACGTTTATCTGCTTTACCATTTTTATTTTTGTCAGGATATTTTTTATCCATCTCACGTCTAGCACGTTGACGTTCCATACGGTCTTTGTGTTCACCACGTGCTTTTTGTTTTTTGTATTCTTTTTTATAAGGTCTAGGTTTGTTTACATATGGCATTTTTACTCTCCTCGTCCATTATGAGGACAACTTAATACAGCACAATATTTTCTACAAGTAAAATTAGGTTTAGCGTTCCACGTACCCGATTGAAAAGAGTCTTTTAAATTGTTTGTATTTTCAAACCAGTATGACCAACTTTCTTCTTGATCTTCTGCTTTATAGTTAGCTTTAATAAACTCTTTAGATATGACAAACAATAAACCTGCTTTAACTTTCTTTATTTTAGGGAAATGTTTAAAGATTGCCAAGGACAATATTTCTAATTGTTTAACATCTGCATACTTACTACTCTTTCCTGTTTTGTAATCAATAAGATACGCTTTGTCATCTCCTAAAACTATTAAATCCGCAATACCTCTCCACCACACGTTTTTACCAAAAAACCCACAAGGCTCTAAATCTTCAGTCAACCCCATGCGATATTCACACAACTTGTCTCCTCGTAATTCTTTTAATTTAGATAACATACCACCTAAATAATCTAATTCTTTTGGTAACGATACGTTTTCTTTTACGTGGTTTTCAGCAACTTTATGTACCCTGTTACCGAAAGTAAGTGCTTCTGTCTGTGGTTCTACAATATCTTTTGCGACTTTTAGATGATAGTATTTTTTAGGACACATTTTATACATACTCAATGCTGAGTATGACCACGAATACTTTTTAGGTGTCTCCATAACTTTTACCCGAACCTAGTTCACAATCGAGAGGTAGATCCTTGCACCAACTAGGGCGCCACTTCATACATTCTTCAACGTATGATAATCCCTCATCTACCTCTTCGTCTTTTACTATACACGCAACTGCATCATGAACTGTTAATACAACTTTATATTTGTTAGATATCTTTGCCATCTGTTGAGCAACAATACATCGTGCTAATGCTTGACATACGTTCTCTATAAGTTTACCACCATATATACTTGTTGTGGTATCTCTGGCTTTATAAGAATATTGAGCTAATCCTTTTTCATCTGTTGTAATAAAAAGTCCTTTATATCTCTGCCATAGTTTATTTGGTAGTTGAAATCCCTCTTCGTTTGGGTCAAACAACAATGCGCCCTCTCTACCTAAAGTGTTTCCTGTTTTATTCAAGATACTTTGCAAACACCTATCAGCTTGTCTCCATAACTCTGATATTTTGTCATATTTAGATCTGTAAACGTCTACTATGTATTTACATTCTTCTTGAGATACATCTACACCAAATGTTTTTAGTTGGTCTCTAAAACGCACCGCACCCATACCATAACCACAACCAAGAATCGTAGTCTTACCTACAAACCGTTCTTCTTTTGTTATCTCTTCCACAGGTTTACCGTAGATAGACTTCGCCATTATTTTATATACATCTTCCCCATTCTCAAAAGCCTCCACTAAATCATTTTGTTCAGAAAGCCACGCTAATATTCTAGCTTCTATCTGAGAAGAATCTGCATCTATAATTGTGTACCCCTCTATTGGTATCATCGCTTTTTTTAGTTTGTTTGCGTGTTCTCCACGAGAGGGTAAGTTTTGTAAATTTATTTTGTCATCTCCTCCCCACCTGCCTGTATGCGCCGCATAGTATCTTAACGGAACTGGCATCAAGCCTCTGTTCGCTATGTCAATAAATCTCTGTGTTCTGGTTTCTTCAAGAGTAGTCTTGTTAGCTAAACGTGCCGTAACTAAGTCACGCACCTTTTCATTCTCATGCTCTGCTAACTTTTTAAACCCTTCGTCAGTCTTTGCAAACGCCCATGCTTTCTTACCAGTACGTGCAGATATCTTTGTGGGAGGTTCTACATATTCTTTTAATCGAGCTGCAAACTTATCGTTACTCATAAGATCTTCTTTAGATACGTTTGCTTTTTCCAGCAGCGAAAGTTTTTTCTTTGAAGTCTCCTGTAAATGACTTGTCAGGAGTTCAACATTAAGACGTAGCCCCGGTTCGGTAAACATCTTCAATGTTATGTCTATAATCTTGAGTTCTTTTGTAGGGAATCCAGTATGCAGATGGGTAAATAAATCATAAGTAAGTTGTACGTCATTGCGACAATACTGAGCATACTGTTCTAGTTCAGATAAAGTAAAATCTAGTCTGCGTTTACCTAGCGCTTCATGTACTTCCAAACCTTTTTCACCAAGGTTATATTTCTTCGATAAGTTTGCAAGACTAACAGACTCAAACACACCGTTTACAGCACGTGCCATACACAATGTATCTAGTAGTTTGTATGGGTGTATATCAAAATACCAAGACAGAATCGCCCCATCAAACATAGTGTTGTGTGCCAACACCATAGCGTTATCCCAATCAAATTGAGACAACCATTCTTTTGTTTCTTCTTTAGTTCCAGAAAACCATTGAGTGTTTTCTTTATCAACTTTTAACGCAACACCTATTACTTCAAACCTATCGTCACGTATATATTCTTCTGTAGTTAATTTAGATAAACTAAACTTCTTGTCGTAGTAAGTTTCAAAGTCTATTGTTATTAGCATCTCGGACAATCGAATAAAAGTTTGTAGGTTTCTTAGAATTTCTAAGTGCGTATGTGTATCGAACATAGATAATATTATGTTCTAGTAAAATCGGCAAGTACCTTCTAATGCTTCTTACACTTAATTTTAATCTTCGTGACAACTGCTTTACAGACAATGCGTAGTTTCTTTCTAAACATCTAAACACCTGTAATTGTCTGCCCGTGTGTAATCTCCTCATCACGTATACTCCTTAACATAACGTATACATCACTTATATTGTTTTCATTAACCACCATAGCCATACCCCCTGCACCCATGATGTCGGACAAGTTTTTGTTCTGCAAAGCTGTGGGTTTGTTTGTTTTTGCTTTACACTCGATACCAAAAAATATACCACGATAACAACCAACGATATCAGGCACACCGCTTCTACCATAACCACCTGTCATAGGATAAAAATAGTATGCCTTGTGTTCTTTCAGTATCGCTACTACTTTGTTTTTAACTTTCTTCTCAGGTGTCATGGAGTAACCTACCCCATAGACTATTATCCCATGACCCTTTTTTTATAATATCTTTTCGTTTTTTTTCTTTCATCTTAACTAATTCAGTTATTGACATACCAAGAGATAAACCCCTACTTTCTAAAACTACTTTTATGTGGTTTAAAGACTTCTTCCCTATCGACGGCATCTGTAATAGTTCATTTTCAGTGCATTGGGTTAAATCAAGTATTGTATAAATACCTTCTCTACGTAAAGCATCTATGTTAATTCTTCGCATAAATGTATTAGTTATTGGTCTTGAAAGCACAGGGTCGTATTTTAAAGTTGACTCCCTTTGTCGTTGCATACTATCTGCTATATGCGTACGTAATTGATCGAGAATTTCGTCAAGCAAAGGGTCTATTAAAATTTTAGTTTCAAAAGTAAATTTATGCTTAAACATAGCTTTTTCAATTTGCTTGATAGATATATCGTTAATATTTGGTACACAATGTAATAGTTGCTTTGGTGTAAATTGTACTAAATCTGCGATGTAAAAAATACCATATGCCTTTAACGAATTGTTTATCCTACTTGATAAACCTAGATTATCTATTGGCATCAAATAATGACCCACAGGTCTATTCGATTCTTCGTAAATTTTTTCTCGTAGTTTCTGTTTTTTATCCATAGCCATAACCACCCCCTATTTTTCTAACTGTTCAATTAAATACGACAACACGTGATGCGCTTTCTTGATGTCTTGTAGTCCACCCTTACCCTCTACATCTTTGACGTTGACTCGTGATAAATAATGAATCGTTGTACCAAGTAGGTAACCTTTAAATTGCGATGGAGTTAGCCAAGACTTTAGCACCTCCCAAGGTGTTACTGTAAGTCCAGTATAGTGTGACCCACCAATCTGTTTCTCCCCTGCCTTTTGTTCTTTATCTTTAAATATCATCACCACCCTCCTTTAATTCTTCAAATTTTTTAACTATAATCTTTTTTACAAAATCTTTTATAACAAAACTATACCCTAATTCTTCAAGTTCTTTTGAAAACTCAGCTACAGACATATTTAGAATTTCATCATGTAACCCTTCTATGATTTCTTGATTTGTGTCGTTACTCATATTAACTCCTTATTGTATTTAGGTCTCCTTCAAAAGCGTGAGTACCAATATGTTTTAGATGAATACTAAGGTCTACAAAAACTTTTCCTTTATGTTTATTCCACAACTCACAAAAATGATAATCTTCTGATAACAACGCTCCCGTATTATCTATACTTGTGTCAAAGTATTGTCGTACGATTGGTTTTATATATTTACCAGTCGGGTCTTGAAGAGTAGATGACCTGTACTCTGGCACGTGTTGTTCTAGCTTTTCAAATACTTCTCGTTTAATCAACATAAACCCTGTGCCTGCATGACGTACTTCTAGCAAACCTTTTTCATTTAGTTCTACTTTTGTTTTACCATGAGGTAAGTTAAGCACAAACTCGGATGCGTAATAACTTAAATCCTTTCTGTTTAACTGAACAGCTTGCCTAACTCTATCCCAACTAATTTCTTTTTTAGGATATAGAGCGCAAACAATATCTTCATTTGCATCAAGTAATCTACCTACAGCATCAGCTTCAAAATATATATCGGAATCAATAAACATGAGGTGTGTACAATCAGTATTCTTTAAGAACATACGTACCAACTCGTTTCTGGCTCTTGTAATTAAAGACTCATTCATCAAGTTTGCAAGGAACGCTTCAACCTTTCGCTCTCGTAATTTATTTATAGTGTTGATTGTTGCGATTGTATAGTGTCCTGTACACATACCACCATACATTGGTGTAGCTATAAGAACTGATTGTTTCTTTGTTTGCTCTCCTACATTTAATTTATTATCAGCAATGTAGTCTCCAATCGTAAACTGTTCATTTTTTATTTGCATACTCCACCCCTTTCGTTAATTGTCTTTATATAAAAACATACACATATGCTCTTTCATCAGCATAGGATAATCTTGTATATCACGTTCTGCATGACCGAGTCTGTAGCCATCTTGTTTGCCTTTTTCATATGCAACTTGAAACAACTCTAGTATGTCACCGTTATAGTTATCCATAAATAACCAACAAACAAAAACACCCAGAATAAAAGTAAATACGTGTAATACTTTACCCATGATATCTTCCTTTCTTTTTTGGCGGTCTTGATACTATAGAGGGGTCTATACCTTGTTCTATTTTTAACATAAAAAAATATTTATTTTTCTCTACTAATAAAGTTAAGAAGCCATCATTAACTAACTCTTTCATAACAGACCTAGCGTGTCCTACGTGTACACCAAGACTTTTTGATAACTCACTAGGATGATATATCGTATCTTCAGGTCTTCTTTTTATGTAATCTTTTATTCTTTGTTTTATTGACTTCGCAGGTTGCTTCATCAAATTCCTCCGTTTGTTTTTGAATTATACGAACCTCTTGTGGTGTGAGATATACCCAGTATATTTTGTCGTTTAATTTTCTACCCCATCCCTTTATCTCAGCACCTTTGTCTATGATATGTAACATACACATTTTAGACCAAAGTAAATCAGGAAAAGGAGGGGTATTTAATTTAAGACTATGGTCTAAGCAGAAGAAAGTTCCTGTCTTGTAAGCATCGTCAAAATACTCAAACCGAAATCTATATTTAAAACTATTTGAACCATTCATCTTTACCTCACACAATCTTTTCAGTTAGTATCCAAGAATTTAGTAAATCAATACGCTTACCAAACCCCTTCACAAAACTATTACCAGACACATCAATCATAGATATACATTTTTTCACACCCTCTGGTAAGTCATCGTATGATGCGACTACATCAAATATAAACTTTGAATCATCATACCTAAACCCACTTTTATTCTCTTCCATATTCCAGTTCATACAACGCTTATACTCATTGTCATAACCGCTATAGGCTTTAACTTGTTTTGTATTTTCTAAGAAAGAACATACCATGTAAGATTCATCAGGTAGTTTTGTAACCCATGTAATAAGAAATGGTTTGTTACCATGCTTAGTATATTTCTCATACTTCGGTAAACTTTTCTCTATAACAGACTTTATAGTGTGGGAAACAAAAGCTTCTTTAGGCACGTTGTGATGTTTAATTAAGTTTGTAACTTCTCTACACATCTCCATAGTCATACCACCATTTAGTCCATCTGCTTCAAAAGATTCAAGCAATTGTTTCTCATAACCGTCCACAGATTTCCCAATAAAATTCAGATAAAGCGGTACAATTTCTTGATACTGATAAGGACGTAAATACTCTACAACTTCTTTTAGTATTTTATTTTTTGTAATTGACCTAGTATAATTTGGTCCTTTTTGTTTAGAGTGACGTAATGGTGTATTAAGATAATAACTAAGAAATGTTTTTCCACTACTTTTAATTTCATGATTTGAAATAGCTAACTGCATCAATGGTCGTATAACGTTTTCATCTTCGTCACGCCTCATCCCATCAGATAAATTAGCAATACATATGTCATTCCCAAGACTGCTGTGGGTAGATGTAATTGTGTTCACTAAGTCAGGATTAAAAAACTTACGGTCACATATCCACAGACGAACAGCGGTTCCTAAGTTGTTTTGAATAAATACATAGTCGTCAATGTTATGGTCAGGTGACCTCTCGATGGTATACAACACATCATCTATAAAGGTTTTAACAAGCTTCTTACAGGCAGTTATGTCTACGTCTTTGCACTCGTATGAGCGTACAGGTTCACCGTTGTGTTTTGGGTTATGTAGTACAACCCAACCACCATCCTTTAACACATCATCACATAGATTCACAAAACCTAACTCAGATGGTTCGACTTTAATATTACGATAAGAACCATTGTTTGTTACAATCTTATAAGTATTTTTATTCTTATTCATACTTGCTCTCCTTTTTAAAATTAGTCTTAATATTCGTAATCTACGCTAACAACTTTCGTGTAATACTTACGGCTAGGTTCAGTCATTACAGTTGTCTTGTACCCACCGTCGGACAATACTTTTACAGTATAAACTGCGATATCCTCAAAAGTAAAGTCACTCTTAAACCCCAAACCATAACAAATTGTGGTTCGACCCTTGCTACATCTAACATACATATGACACAACAAAGCAATCAGTCTATTGTAATTAGTTGGGTTGTCTTTAATCTTGTCTATGTAATCGTAGAAACCTACAGAAGCAAGATACTCTCCTTCATCTCCAATATCATTATCAAAGTTTTTAGTGTATCCGTCTAAATTAAAATAGCGTTGCATAACAAGTTGCATAGCTTCAAGTGGCGGATTACTACCATTATGCAAATACTTCCCTGCGTACTTCTCATAAAACTTATCAGAGACAGGTGCGCCACCAGATATCTTGTGCATAGAGTCGAGATACATGAGAAGAGGTTTGAGTCTGTCACGTAGCTTTCTCATTCTACCTTGGTCAACCGCTTCACGATGTATTTTCACAGGCGCATCCATAAAGTAAGTGCCTTCGTAGTCACTCTTAATATGGTCTTTAGGTGGAGTCCAATGGTCATTAGGTCTTATAGGATTACCACGGAGTAAATAAAATGTATCATTCTTTTCAAGTGGATACTTGATATCTCTTGCGCCTGTTATCCACAGTCGGTTGTGACGTTTAACACACTCCATATGAGTATATGAATTTATAAATTCAGCAGTAGAAACACTATCCCAACAACCTATATTAATTCCCACAATACCATCATCACGATAGGTCACAACTTCTGTACGATTATAATACAAGCCAATACAATTTATTAACTCGTATGGTGCATCCTCTCGTTTAAAATTATAAGATTTAAGAGTATGGTGACAATTTCTTCTAAGACCGATAGGTCTCACATCCTCTTTTCTACCTCTGATAGGTTTTGTTGTGTCATATAATCTTTTCGCACAATCATAGTTCCTGATTACTTCTCGTGTTTCATATGCAGTATTAAAAGCCCACGTATATTGTTTCATATCATTCTCCTTTATCTTTTTTGGCTTTAGCTAACTCGGACAACAACGTAGCAAGTGCATCTATCGTTCCATGCACCATCATTCTAACTTGCACTATTTTTTTGTAGATAGTCATATGCAAATAGATAATGTACGTCACTAACAAACTAATAATAATCGCCATATCAATGTTCATTCAGTTCCTCCAATTTTTGTACTAGGTTTAATAACTTCGGACATGAGAACACGTTTACACAAAAGAGTAATAGTCTGGCTATAATTTAATTTCAAACCTAAATCACTCTCTAATTTCTTTTGTGCTTTATCAACAAGTTCACGTGCATCTTTGCGTATCAATAACGCTTTGTAATGTTTAGACATTGGCATTACTATTCTCCTTTTTTATAGTGTGCGTTGCTAATAAATTTTCAAACTCTTCGCTCGTCAGGTCTTTTGATTTTAGGTATACAAAGTCGGATATGTGTACAAAGATAAACCAAACGTTGAGACCACCAAAACCAAAAACAATACCGCAAGTTAACAGTACATCTTTCAAACTATAGTTTGCTATGCCCTCAAACATCATACCTGCGGTAAACATTACCATTCCCCAAACGAAGAACAGCGCTAGTACATCAAGTGTTGTTTTAATCTTTTTCATACCTCCTCCTTTTGTTTAATTAAATCTAACAACTCATGAGCCAAATCTAACCTACCTCTCAACATATCGTAGTGCGTTGAGTGTAAACGAATATCAGACTTAGCTTTTTCTATTGCCCTCATAACATCTTGGTTCATGACAACTTCTTTCTCTAACAACTTCACTACCGCTTGAATCTTTTCATCACTCATTACTTTCCTCCTTCTAATGTTGTGTAGTCGATTTTTGGTTTTTTAAACTTAGGATAACAATCGTTACAACAATCAACAGTTGTGACTCCGTCATTTGCAAACTCCCAATCATCGAGTGTTAGTTCATCAGTCTTAAAAACTTCATTGCAACCTTCACAGGTAACAGTCTCATCTTCAACGATTTGATTAAGATATTCAGGCATCAGTATTTCCTTTCAGGTAAAGTATCCTCATCAACCTCTACAAGTTCTGCTCTTTTGTAATCATCTTCCGATAAAAGTAGTTCTCCGCTTATATCTAAACCACCTTTATCTTGTAATATCTTGCGAGCAGTTTCTTCATCACGTGCTGATATCTCATAGCGATACTCACACTTAACCGAAAAACAATATATTTTTTCTAGCATCACTCTTGCTCTCCTTTAGTTAAATTAAACTTTTACATCTCTACGTAAACACTCGTGCCATTATCTGCCTTAATGCTCTTGCTAGTAATACCCCAGAAAACAGGACAGTTCCAACCTTTACCCCAGTTGGGTACGTAACCATCTGTAAACATGATGACTGACTGTGGTCTCATCTTGTTGTCGTTTATGTACTTGGATACACACGATGGGTCAGTACCACCACCACCTGCGACTTTTGTAGATGTGATTAGATTTT